TTGACTTACATAGCCTTCCCAATAATCCGTCGTAAAATTACGAGGGTATGGAGATTCACCTTGATGTGATAAAGCACTGGCTAACTTGTTCATCCATTTGGACTTAGTTGTGCCTGGTGCTCCCTGGAAAAGAACAGCCACTGGTTCAACTCTTTCTTCAGCAATTCCTGGTCGCAAAAACAATAATTTATCAGTTAATGCTTTCAGCAATTTTTGTCGACTAGCTATAACACTAATGGCTGCGTTTGTTTTTTGATTTACTAAAAGCTCATCGCAACAAGCTTTAAGGTCAAGAACTCTAACATATGTTTCCATATTTGCTGGAAGTTCTCCACAATCAACTTGTGTTCCAAAATCATCGATTTCTTTACACAAACTGAGGATTTCCTCAGTAGTAAATGGGGCCATAACAAATGTATCGGATATAGGTCTAACTGAAAATACATAGTCGCACATACCATTAACAATAGTGGTGATGAACTGTATAATGGAAGATAATCCACACTTAAATCTATCAAACGCAGCAACGTTCATATAGATTTGTCGCCATGTACTATGAGGTACGGCGAATAGAGGGGCAAGTATAGTTTCCAAACCTTCGGAAAGATTAGGAATACCAGCTTGCATTTCCGGTACATCTGACGGACTAAAATATTGCAAAATAGAATTTACAATATTAGGTCCTTCAAACAGTGCAACTGCTGCTGCTCCAAAAAGAGCAAACTTCAGATCACTGCTAGAGCGTTTATAGTAATAACGTATAGCGAACGCGCTACTACCAATAATCAACGCTAACTCAACATGTTTAACGATTTTACCTGTAGCTCCACCGATCGTGGAAGCTAAGATTTCTTTCAGGCTATCTTTAGACAATGATGAGGATAAATTCTTCGAAGTTTCCTTCAAAGAAACGGCTGCACTATTCACATTCGACATAGTAGCAAGCATTTGTCCCATTTGCATTTCTGCAACTTTCACGTCGATATTCCATGTAGAGAAATAATCGACAACTTCTAACTTAGAGAAGGGGACGGGAAACGGATAATTAAGAGTATGCCAAACGATGGGTTGACCACTATATACTTTTTCTTCACTAACAAATTTACGATTTATCCTAACATAATAACCTCCCTTGATTATAGAGCGGAGTTTAATAGTATAGGAAATTAACTTTAATTCGTCAGTTACTTGAATATTAAGTGGCATGTGTAGAGTATCGGCATTGCCTAACTCATGGTCGTCGTGATTACAGAAAACATAATCGGAATTATAGTGAAGACCACCTGGAACGGAGAA